ACCAAACGCAACACCGCCAGCACCGCCGCTCATGTCGACCGCAGCGCCGTTCGCCAGCAGCGATGCCGTCTCACCACCCAGAGCAAGCCCAACGTTGCCGAAGACGGTGACGGTGTCTCCTTGCCAGATCGAAGTTCCGGTGCCTGCGTTGATGTTGATGACGCCACCCGATGTCAGGGACATCGCGCCGGTGCCCTTCGACGAAAGCCCCATCCCGATATTGGTGTCGACGCCTTGCGCGCTGACCCCGACACTACCGCCCGCGTCGTCGTTGGCGATGGCGACGAAGTTGGTCCCGCCAACACCTGCACCCGCATAGTTCGGCGAGAGCGCGAGGATGACGCGACCATTGACGTCCTTGATGCTGTCGACAGCGCTCGTCAGCGTGATCGACGAGAACACCGTCGTCGAGCCCAGCGACTGCGAGACGCAGTACCATGTGTTCAACAGCTTGTTGTAGCGCAGCGTGAAGAACCCACCGACGCCCAACCCCGTCGGCGCACCAACGAGCGTCGCGCCATTCCCGTTGATGGTCAGCACACCAACAGCGTTGGTGCACGTCACAAGGATCTGCTGTCCGTCGTAGGCGTTGCTTGAGAGAGGAAGCACCAGCGTCAACGCAGCGAACGCACCAGTGGGGTTGATGATGAGCCAGAGGTTGCCCGTCTGGTCATCGAGCATGATCGACGAGCCCGACGACGACGGGGCGTTGATTTGCGTGGTGTAGTCGGGCGACGCAAAGTTGGCTTCGATGAACGACAACAACGTCGTCAGCGACGCCTTGCGTGCATCGCTCTGGTTGGCCACGCTGACGGGGATGGCATCGGCGCCAGACAGGCTCGAGACTTCGGAGAGATCGCGGATGGTCGGCACGGTAAAACCTCGAGGCGTCAGGTGAAGTCGATCGGCCCATCGGAGCCTGCCAAGATTGAGTCTTCTGGTCTTGGGTAGAACGGGCGGCGGTATCGCCATGCTTTTGCACCTGCACCACGCGGAAGCTGCGCGGGGTACTGCATCTGTCGGGGCTGCGCTGCACGCGCCTCCACCGTCGACAGAGAGCGGCGCGCGTTGGCCATCGTGGTTGGCATGGGGGTGCGCCCGTACGAAGGCGCAAGGATGATGGCGAGATTGAGGTACACCGCCTGATTAGCCGCATCTGGCACGCCAGTGACGTCGTCGAGATCCCCATCGGTGGGGTCAGCACCGATAGGGTACCCGAGACGCAGACCGCGTGCGTTCCACTCGGCCATCATGGCGTCAAGGCTGGCGCGCGCGTCCTCCAGTTCAGCCGGCTGGAGCTCGAAGTCTCCACCGATGCCGATCTCAGCAAATGCCTTCGTGATGAACTGGCGGCGCGTCCATGCCATGTCAGACTCCGAGTGCGGCGTTGATGCGGGAGAGCAAGAGCGCGTCGGATGTGCGGCCATCGAACTTCACGCCGAGCTCGTTGGCTTTGGCTTCCAACTCTGCGCGGGTCGGCGGTGCGTCGTCAGCTGGCACACCATCGTCAGACGCAGCATGTTCAACGCTGGGCGGCGAAACGGCATCGGCCAGAGTCTCGTGCCACCCTTGCGCTTTGAGCGCGTCAGCGGCCGACTGGTCGAGTGCGCCGACGTAGTCGTAAGTGAAGCCGGGGCCGCTGTGTGCGCCTGGGACGCGGTAGAGGATCGTCGGGAAGTCCATGGAGAAGCCTCGTCGAGAAAGAGAAAACCCGCCGCCACATCGACGGCGGGTTTCAGTTGGTTCAGGTGCGCCACGTCTGGAAGACGCCAGCGGCCGTCTTGAACGTGATGAACTGGCCGGTGGTGTTCGCCGCAACAGCGCCCGAGCCGTTCAGGGTGTTGTTCGACGCAGTCACGACAGTGATTGCGTTGGTGCCGCCGGTGTTGCTGACGTGCCAGATGACGCCTTCACCAACACCCCACGAGCCGCTGGCATCAAGCACGGCGCCAGTGGGCAGTGTCGCGGAAACGGCGGCGGCGGTCGTCGAGGTGATGAACCCACCGGCAATCTGCGCGCCGGTCAGCGTGGCGCTGGTGTTGACCGCCGTGACGGTCGCACCCTGCACGCTGATGGCACGCGCCAGCTTGGGGCTTGGGCTGCTGCCGACGTCGTAACTGACCTCTGATCCACCACCGGCATCGATGCGGATGACAGCGCCACTCGCGAACGCCGACGAGACGTAGGTTGGCGCGCCAGCCGGGACTTGCGCGAGCACGTTCCATGCTGGCGGGATGTTCGCACCGGGCTGGGTTTGCGCCAGCACAGTGTACGAACCTTGCGAGAACGCAGTGACAACGCCGCCAGCCGGAACGGTGACGTCGTTGCTGCTGCCGAACGGAACAACAATCAGGGACATGAGAGACCTCGAAGCAAGAGAGCGAGAAGAGAGAACAGCGCCCCATCAAAGGGGGCGCTGATGATGGTTCAGGCCTGACCGAACATCACAATCCCGCACATCTCAGGATTGGTGCAGACGGTGCCGAAGCGGGTGTCGACGCGGAAGAAGATCTTCTTCGTCTTGATGTCGTACTGCTTCGACATCACGACCTCGATCCCGTTGTCGGTGGTGGCGCGCATCACTGCGGCGCCAGCATCGGCAGGAGTGCTGTCGCGACCCGGCAGGATCTCGATCGCGTCTTCACACCAGAACGGGTTCATCGTCGCCGTGGTGGTGTTCAGGAACACCAGCGCTGCGTTACTCGCCGTCGAGGTCAGCACGACGTTGACGTTCTGCGCTTCTGCGTCGCTGCCGCCCTGGTTGCTGATGATGGGCGGCGAGATGACCAGCTGCGTCGACCCGACGGGGCGGATGACGCGGAAGGTCTTCGGTCGACCAGTCGACAGCTTGGTGATGTGATGCGCAGCCTCGACACCGGCAATGGTGAACGCGTCGCCCGCTTTCACACCGGTGTTCGAGTTGACCGTGATGGTCTGGTAGCGGTTGTCGACGTTGCTCGTCTGGCCAGCGGCGCCCTGCGACGTCGCCTGCGGGACGTAGAAGTTGGCACCTGCAACCAGCGTCGACATCGTGATGCCCGAACCAGCAGCGGCGGCGAGGCGCAGCGCGTAGTCGAGCTTGTAGGTGTCGAAGTTGGCGAGGTTGCCGACGTACGCACGACGAAGCGCAGCGTCGGAGATCTCGTTGCCAAACGAGCGCGACGCCTTCGACAAGTCGGCAGCCATGCTGTTGTAGTCACGCGTCGACAGGGCGATGCGGCGTGCCACGTCGCTGACGCCCTGCTCGTTCATGAGCGCTTCGCACTCAGCGAGGTCTTCAAAACCAGTCGCTGGGCTGCCACGCTTCACGAACAAGGTGCCCTCAAGCGAAGCACGCGTGAGGCACGCCACGTTGATGTCGCTGGCAAGCTTCTGCATCGCGGCCTTGCCGAGACGCTTCTCTTGCAGCGCATCGTTGAGTTCGAGCGCCGTCATCTGCCACGGGACGCTGCGATCGGTGTCGATCGAAGCCGGCACGCTCATCTGCGTGTAGTCGTCGAAGTTGTTGGTCATGTCGACACCGCTGTAGCTGACAGCGGTGTACGGCATGGGGCGCCAGATCTGGTAGTTGCTGCGCTCCATCACCGTCTGGTCGGTGGTGTACTTGCGCACCAGCTTGGCGACGCTGAGGTTGTCGTTGAAGCCGACCATGAGGTCGTCAAACGCGACGGTTTCCTGCTTGCTGAACGAGTTGGACACGTTGGGCTCCTACTGCTTCTTGCCGCTGGCTTGCTTCTGCTTGTACGCGATGATCTTCGAGCGATCGCCGGTCTTCTCGTACTCGCGTTCCAGGGCTTCGAGCGTTTTGTCTCCGGCAGCGGCAGTGCGGCCGGCAGACGATGGGGTGCGTTCGGGGGGCGGTGGTTTGCGGGACGACACTTTGATTTGACCTTCCAACTTGGTGACAGCGACGGTGAAGTCGACGAGGTCGGTGATTGCTGCGAGCTTCTTCAACTCTTCAGGTTGTCGACCAAGTGCGAGCACCACGACGTGCGGTTGGGCTGCGGCTTTCATCAGGATGCCCTGACGAACGGGATCGATGGCGTCGATGACAGCGTGCTTGGCGTCGTCGAAGTCGGGCGCTTTCAGCGAGGCAGCTGCCTTGTTGAACTCGTCGTTTTTCTTCTGCCACGCACTGGCTTCTGCTGCTTTCTCCTCGTCGATCTTGCGCTTCTGCTCATTCCACCTCAGAAGCTTTGCCTCGAACTTGTCCTCGTCAAAGTCGACATCGTCGTCTCCGAGTGTTGGCTTGGGTCCGAGTGCTGGCGCCGTCGGCTTGGGTGCGGTGTTCGCTTCGAGGGCTTGCAGCTTGCGCTTGAGCTCCCGGTTTTCCCTCGCAGTTTCCCGCGCGTTTTTGCGAACCTCTTTGACCCATGCAGGCGCGCTCTGCTCCTGTTCGTCGTCGTCACTCTCCGGGGCGGGCGCGTCCCCGATGGTCACCACCACTTCGCCGTCGTCGGAAGGTGCTTCTTCTGCGGGCGTCTCGGCGGGAGCCTCGACGTCGTTGAGCGGTTGCACGTTGTCGTCGACAGCACCGGTAGGGGTGCCTTCTGCCTCAATGGTCATGTGTCCCTTGTTTCTCACCCAGTACGCCGGGCGGTCGCGTTGGAGCGATTTTTACCGCGTTGGGATGCGGTGTCAACCTTAACGGACCGACGGGCGGATAACGTGCGGTTGACGGACGTTGTGCGTGTTTGGTACGGATGCGGTGCGCATTTGAGCGCGTGAGGTGAGACGATGGCCGACGAAATCAAAAAGCTTCGCCACGACGGCAAAGTCGCTGTGCTCGTGTCGCCGGGCTTCGGCGCTGGTTGGTTCTCATGGAACCAAGAGATCCCTGCGTGCCTCTTCGACCCCGACATCATCGCTGCAATCGTTGACGGGAAGCGCGATGAGGCAACGCGTATCGCCTATGCGAAATGGCCGGGCGGATATTGGGGTGGCGTTGATGGACTTGAGGTTCAGTGGCTGCGCGAAGGAACGCGGTTCATCATCGACGAGTACGACGGGAATGAAGAGATCAAGACCGTCGACGACTTGACCATGATTGCATGAGGGAACCCATGACCAACTCCGACAAACCCGTCCACCTCGACCAGCGCTGGCCACGTCAGCAGTGGCAGAGACTCAAAGCATGGGCCGATGCTCGCGGGATTGGCCTCGCGAGCGCGATCCTGATCATCGTCGCGGACCGCTTGAATGCGGATGAGGTGAAGCTGTGACCGACCCCAAGACCATCACCGTCAAAGAGGCATCGGACATACTGGAGGTCAGCAAGTCGCGCGTGTTTCAGTTGATCGACGCGGCCGGCATCGTGAAGCACCGCGTAGGCAACAGATGCATGTTGGCGTTGTCGGACATCGTCGAGATGAGCAACCGAAGAGATGAGACGTCAGCACGCCGCTATGCAGCGTACAAAGCACGCCACGGGCTCTGACAAAAACAAACCCCGCCTTGTGAGCGGGGTGCATCCTCGTCGTTGGGCGGACTCGAACCGCCGACCTCAACCTAGCGTTGCGCTCTAACCTACTGAGCTACAGCGACGAAGTTTTTCGAGGGCGTCCCCTCTGCTCCGCTGGTTTCTCGTCTTGCGTCCGCTCCGGCAGGCGCGTGCACCGACGAGACCTTTCGTCTTGCCGTCGTTCTACCCCATCGGCTTGGTCGGCGCAACACCATTGGCACGGGCCTCAAGGTCACCCAGCGCACCGAGCGCCTTGCCTTTGACCTCGGCGGTCTTGGCGCGTAGCAGCTCGGTGTTTGCCGCAGTCTCCACCACCTCAGCGCGGGCCTTCTGCGCTTTGGCGACAGCTTCTTCGCTGGCGGCCTTAAGCAGCGTTGCGTTGGGGTCTTCTTGCTGTTGGCTGGCTTCCGCTTGGAGTTGCGCGGCTTCTTCTTCGGTGGGCTTGACCACACCTTGGCGCAAAAGCTGTTGGCGTGCCCAATCGCGCAAGTCGCCGATACCCTCGCCTTCCATGTTGAGGATCGAGAACAACACCAACACGTTCGCCGTCGTCGGGTCGATGGCAGGCACAGCAAGCATGCCCTGCACACTTCGCACAGTTGCAGCACGAGCCGACACGCTGGATGGGCCGACGTCGACAGTGACGTCGTAGTCAGCGTTCATCATGTCTTTGCTGATGACCATCTTGCCATCGACGAGCTGCGGGACATTCACCATCGTCGTCGAGATGGACTTGCCGTCTTGGCCAACGGCTTTCATCTCGCGCTTCTCTTCAACGTAGACCTCGCGCGCCATGTCGCGCCAGATCTCGGCGCCGCGCTTCATCGAGGTGGCGAGGTTCGACATGTAGATGAAGCTGGCCATGTCGAGGCGCTGCTGCTGAATCTCGGCAGCCTTGCCCGACGTGCCAGACACAAGGATGTCGCCGGCTTGGGGGTTGCCCAAGATGTCTTTCATCGAGGCATCGACGGCGGCGAAGAGTGCGGCGATGACGGGCGGAACTTGCGGGGTCTTGGTGTAGCCAAGCGGACCCGACGGCATGGGGTTGCCTTGCGCGTCCTGCATGTCGTTGACGAGGTAGTAGGGCAGGTTGTTGAGGTTGGCGTTCGCCCATGCTCCCTCGTTGCCGGCAATCTGCGAGGCCGTGAGGATCGGGCGTTCCTCCGACGACGTGGCCATGATCTCGGCGAGCT